CAAACCCACCAAGATAATACCAAGCGATGCCCTTACTCCTACCGAAGTCTGTAGGGATCTTAGCTCGAATCTCTTCAGGAATAGCGATAGCCTCAGCTACAGTATCTTCTCCGAAGAAGTAAGCTACGTCAGACTTAGCGTTAGTCCAACCCTCACTAGCGATTCCAGTCTGCTCAACAAACCTACAACCAGCATAACGACCAATTTCGCCATTCATGATCATAGTTACGCCAGGCTGCAAGTACTGATATACACTCTCCAGATCAACCTTAAGAGTAGAGAAAGTCTTGGGACGCCCAATACAAAAGTAATCTCCAGAGCTATAGGGCGGGATGTTCCTTTCCTTCATTTCATCTACTATATTAAGTACGTGACCCTTCCTGAGAGCTACATTGTTGGCAGAAGTTACAGTGCCATCAGTATCTACTAAGACTGCGGAAGTGTCGGTACCTGCGGAAGCCTCAACAACCAGCAAGGTAGCGTCGAACTGAGTATGAGCTGCGGCTTCAAGTGCTTTAGCTGCATCGTTCTTGAGGGCTTTGTTAATCATCTCAGTTACATTCTGCTCAGCCAGATCTTCTAATTTACCAGTATACGGGACAGAGTTCGCGTACTCAGTAATAGTCAGAGTACCCTGGGTGATGGTAAAGTTAGTCTCAGGGACTGTGTTGGTTTCAGTTAATGTAGTGCCCTGAGTAGCTACATCGCTAAATACATTCCAATGATAAGTATCGCCTTTACTCAGCCCCTGCTGAGAAGCATCACGAACATCAGCAAACTGACGAAACTTCAGCATCGGTTGTACGACTTCCCTCAGCTTAGCACTAAGGTTATCGGAGTACATATATCCACCGAGACTATCGGTGACAAAAAGTTGTCCTGCCATGATTTGTTACCTCCAGATATTACAGCGTCTGGCCTCTCGCCTTTCGCATATTTGCGATAACGTCAGACGGTGTTTTTGGTTTTTTAATAGGCGTCTCTACTCCTTTACGACTGGAGTTCTGAGAGACACCCGTAGCTTTTTCTTTCTTCTTCTGTCTTTCATCTTCTCTTTTAGACATCCACACCTTAGCCCTATTGCCAGCCTCAATGTACCTTTCCTCAAGAGAGCGTGAGTCCCAAGTAGGATCTCGTTGTAACTTGTTATCTTCCATTACTGCTAAGTCAAAGAAGTCATCAGACTCCATCTCCTTAGCATAAACTTCAGAGAACTTCTTCTCTGCCTCAGCCATTTCTTCTTTGAGGCGTCGTTCAGCAGATTCCTTCTGTGCTTTCTCTAATTGCTCTTTCTCTTCTCGGATAGCTTGAGTGACAACTGCCTTAACACTTGTCTGATCAACGTCCTTTTTATTCTTAAGAGAATTATAGATAGCCTCCATAGCCTTTACAGCGTCCTCTTTATCCCCCTCCCTAATCTGTTCAACCAGATCTGAGAGATTAAGAGTTTGCTCCTCAGACTCTTTAGAATCTGTAGAAACTTTTTCCTTGCTTTTGTTTTCCTTTAGAGCTTGTTCGATCTTTTCCAGATCTTTTTGTTTCTCCAGTAATGAATCTTCCAGAGTCTTTATTTCTTTAAACTTCTTGGAAGCTTCATCTAATCTCTTACTGGCTGTAGAGTCTTTCTGATAACTACGAATCAAGGTATCTAAATCAACCTCAGTTGAAACCCCATCAATCTTTACTTCATACAACTTAGTGGATTGACTGTCATCTTCATTATCCTCGTCTTCATCAGATTCCTGCTTAACCCCCAGCTCTTTGTTTCGGTTAGCAATAATAGCTTTCATTACTGCTTCCCTGGGGTTAATCAGCTTTGTAGTTTCTTGGTTATCTTCAGATAGAATTTCTTCGTCTGTCATACCAATAGTTTCATCTACATCTACACCTTTGTCAGATACGTCTTTATCCAAGATAGCATCCTTTTTAGTCATTTTCTAAGTCTCCTGTTTGAATCTCGTAATCCAATTCTTCCCTAGCTTGCTGACCAATAAGGATCAACTGTCTGACTCTAGAGACTAATTCGATATACATATTGATTCTATTCTGTAACTCCATAATCTTTTGATAATCGTGGGGACTAACTTTAACTAACTCCTCTAAAGCTATATCCTTATCGCTATTAAAAGATTCTTCGATTAATTTCCATCCGTTATGGCTTAAGAGATCCTGCACTTCTGTCCCGTTCTGCACCTCCTGTAGTTTTTCTTTATTCATTAACCTTCACCTTCAAGCATATTATTTATCAAGTTAGAAAATTCTTTATTTCTATTTTTTAATTCTTTCTTTTTTCCTTTCTCTTTCCAGAATCTTTTAGATTCCTTGATAGCCATATCTTTGTCCTTTCTAAGAATTGCTTCAGTAAATTTAGGGAACCCTTTTAAAGACCCAACATTGAAGGTTATATCAGACAATAGTTGTACTTGATTCTTATTTAAAGTATTAAAGACATCTATCCCAAGATCCTGTCGAACTTGATCTACCGCTTTAAAGAGGTCTTCTTGTAATAGATTCTCTGCTTTTTCTTTGGAGACTTTGTCCCCCTCCAGAAATTGCGTTGTATTTCCATACCCACCAGTAATTACACCATCGCCGATATCCTTAGCAGTCGGAATAAATCCTTCAACCTTTTTAATATAGTTCACAAATTGCTCATCGAATACAAACTGCTTAGATTTTGGCTCATTCTCGGCCTCTCTAAAAGTGGATTGATGAGGAGAGATAATTTCATTAGGAACAACTTCCCCATCCTGCTGAGGCACAAAAAGCTCAGGCCCCCGCTCACCAACTATATAGGATTTATTCTCTGTTACCGGCCCACCATCCTGCCTACCTTCCACAAGTTGATCTTGATTAAGTGTATTATTATCAACTCCACCTCCTGCATTAACCAGAGTGATCTTAAGTTTCGCATCAAGCTCTTCCCTCTTAGCCTTCCAATCTGCCAAAATCTTATCTCTCTGAGTCTGAGCGTCAAGGATCTTGAAGTCTCTGGCATTTACTAATGTCTGTCGCTTGAGGTTAAGCTCTTCGGTTTTATAAAGATCATCAATACCCGAGGTAGCCCTTTGAATATCAATTTGTTTCTTAGCAATATCCATAGAGATGCTTTGGATAGTAGCTTGCTCTTTACTGGCTTGGAGCTCTGCCAAAGCTTTATCTAACTCAAGCCTGGCCGTTTCAAGCTGAAGTTTGCCTTGCTCAATCTGAAGTTTAGTTTGATTTTCGATTTGCTTAGTATTAATAACTTGCTGCAACTGTAAGAGTTCTTGCTGTAGTTGCGCAATACGGGGGTCCTCCTCCCCTTCTTTAAAGAACCTCTTAGCATCTTTGTACCCAAGAGCTCCGAAGATTTCTTTCTTAATCTCCTCCATCTCTAAAGTCTGAGATGCGGGAGAAGCTACAATACGACTTAATGCATCGAGAGCGAACATAAGTCGCTCAACCCTCATTTGAGGATTAGTTGATTCAATCCCCACATTAACTGTTAAGATAAGGTCTTGGTCTAAAAGCCTGTCTAGCTCTGCTGAATCTCCATAGCGAATATAGAATCTACGTACTTCAGGTTCAGACACTAAAGATAAAAGGGTTATATCCGTCTCGTATCTTTGCTCAAGCTTTAAGAGTTGCTTCAGTACAGGCTCAACCCACGATTCATTAAAGGTGGCTACGAGGAGATCGTTGATTACTCCTGCACCAGAGGCGATAAGGTTAAGTCCTCCTACAGTCTCTCCAAGCTTTCTGTTAGTAGCTACAGATCCTTGAGAGAAAGTTCCTACAAGTTCATCATAGTCTACATTTAAACGATCTTGTTCGATATAAGAAGACTGAGTAATATCTGGAGTAGAGACAACTTGAACATCCTCCCCCGGATTATCCATAACTGTGATAGACCCTGGGGTATTCCTAAGCAGAGAGATCATATCGATATTACGACCTCTTTTAGCAAAGTATCTCTTATTAAGAACTAACTTAACATTATCGAGACGAGTATTCGCTATATCATTTATTTCTTCTTGCAGCGGTTGCCCAACTTCAGGCATCCCAGCAGGGAAGACTTTAAATGGCTCAATCAATACATGGCCCATAACAATAGGTCTTTGACCATGCAGATACACCGTCTCAATCGGTTGGGGGTCAGAGAGCATATGGGTTGTACCAAGTGTGTAGTAAACCCAATCCTGCCCATCTAACTCTACAAAGTTCTCGTGAATCCAGAGGGTACTATAATCATTCAGTACTGCTGTAGAGCTAGGCTTATCTGCTTGCTTATCTTCTCTGGCCGATTCAATAGAGGTTATATTCTGAGAAACTATAGCAGATAAAAGGTCTGACTCATCTAAGTTTTTCCAGACAGGCTGATCACCTCGCCCCTCGTCTGCTTGCATTCTGGCTTTAACATCCTTCAGATACATAGGGACCATACGGATAACATATGGTGATGTATTAATAGGGTCTAGCCAATCAGCATTAGGGTCAAATCTAATATGTTCTGGGGGTACTAGATCGATCCGTGGTCTATCAATAATCTTTCCATTAGGGAATCTCTTATACTCCCACCATTGATAACTAAAGACTGCCCCAGATTTCCAGGCTTCTTGTCCAGCAGCGATAAGAGTTTTAAACCAGGGGATAGTCTCTCTAAGCCTGTAATCCAGAAGATTAGTATTAACAGTAGCAGAGAGGGACTGCTCTTTGTTAGACTCTTGTCTCCCGTTGATTACAACTAAATCAGATGTGCTGAAGTAGGCTTTCTTCAGAGCAGCTTCAAACCTTTGTCCAGCAGCCCTGGTCTTTGGTCGAGCTATCTTAGACCTGTTCTTATAGAAGGCAGTATTATACTTAGACCCCTTGGGGTGTCTGTTTTGAAACATTCTAATATTATCTTCTATCTGACCTTGAACTTGGTTTTCAAAGAAAGTCGTAGAGGCTTTAAAGGCGCTAGAAGCTATCTTTAACCAATCTCGTATTTCATCCGCCATGTATTCGCCAGAATGCTCCATTATATTAAATCCTTTATATCGCTCTTGTAGTCAGATAAACGTCTTTCCTTGACTCCAGCTAAATCAATCTTATCAGGGATCTTATTCTTTAAACCTTTCCTCTCTAAGAAGAAACGCTCAAGTAATTCCCCAGCAGCCATAGTCACACACTTCAAGCTAGGATCGTTCTGCACATCCATAGTATGCAGTACATAGCCATATTGAGAACAAAACAGATTTCTAACCCGTATAACAGAATAGTCAGATGTCATGTCTACATGCCAAGGATGGTCGGGGTAGATGCTTGATAAATGTTTAACTACCTGATGCAGAAGATTCTCAGCCATAGCTTGAGAGCCAGTTGCTATTTTGTTAGGCTCTTTCCCTTTAATAATAATCTGAGGAGGCATTAGTTATAACCTTTATTTTGTTTCTCAGTAAATACTTTCTTACCATTTCCAAAAGTATATACAGTTATTTTCTCTTCTCTATTAGGGTCGCTAGCCTGTACAATACTTTTCCAGCTTTTAGTTTTTTCAGACATATCTTGTTCTCCTAGGAGTATTCAGGCTCCATGCACATTCCATTATAAAAAGAAACTCTATTCACATCATATGACATCTGTTCAGGAGAGAGTATTGCTCTATCATAATTAATAGGTGTTGTGATGTTCATATCATAGATACGACTCATGGCATCTAAGAAATCTTTTAATTGTCCGTTAGGGAAGAATAGGTATTCATTCTTAATGAACCATTCTGTTAATTCATAAACTTTTCCATCATGAGTCTTTCGTTTAATAGGTTGTGCAATTAATTTCTTGTTACCCTTTTGTTCCGCCTCCCTCATAAGCTTAGTATACTTCTGAGTCTCGGGGTAAAAGAACTGCCAATTCTTATGGTCAGGAACAAGCCGCCTAATTCTATCGTCTTTAGCTTGTGTGCCATCCCTGGTCCAAGAGACTTCTTGGATAGGGAAAGATGAGCCTTCGATACGCATCATAACTTCAAAGTGCTCCATGTCTGATTGCATGCCGTATTTCTCATACCCCACCTCTACAACTTGAATACCCTCAGCATGTAGCCACTTACTACGTAGGTGCTTTAAGTTATTCCATCGTTGCTCAAGGTCCATCCTATGGCACATGCCATCTAGTAAATATTTATTATGAGCAACATCTACTCCTATAACTGCCATAGCTGTATTGCAGGCTGACCCCTTTTTGGATGAAGCGGGGTCTACTAAGATATAGACATTAAGATAACGAGGACGTACTTCCCATCTTCTTATCCATTCAGGCTTCAGTTCCTGTAGGCTACCAGCTAAGGGGTTAAGTAATTGCTGTGTAGCTACTGTGAAATCTGAGGAACTTTTCTTAATAGTGTTCCACTCCTCTTGAGTCAAAAAGACAGGAGTTCCATCAAAAGTCCCGTCATCCGTAGCTGGATAGATACGGGGTTTTAAAATATTCCGATTAAGAATAACTCCATATGTATCATTAGCATTATAACGAGTACCACAATACCACATTCTATTTATTTCTTTTGTTCCTAAGTTTAAACTAAGCTCCCAAGAAGCTGTAGTCTTATCAATCATTTCTTGACTTGTTACTGACTTAGGAACAATAACATCATCATAAACTCTAAGTTGAAAATGTTTACCGGTAGGCTGATTATCAACCAAACCAAAAGCTTCGATTGTAGATTCTTTAGGGTTTGATTGTCTTTTAACAATAAGACCCTTTTCGTAGCTCCAAGCAGGTGCCTCTTTTTTAGGACGAGCCCAGAAGATATTAGGGAATGCTTTATATAAATCCACATTAGTTTCAAGCTCTCTCTTTATTTGGCCTAAGAAGTCTGATGCTGTAGCATTGTTGTAACTAAGAATGCAGATAGTAATCTCTGGATTTCTTATAATCTCCTGTATAATTCCAGCAAAAGTGATGATCGACGATTTTCCGTGATATCTGGCCCACAGATCTAAGCAGCCGTCTGGGTCTATCTCTACTTCTCTACAGCGATCATAGAGCCAAGAATGAATAATGTCTGGTCTACGAAGGATATGAGTTAATAAAAAGAATCTATCTTGTTTGCATAGCTCAGCCACCAAGAGCCAGTAGTATTTAGAATCCTTTACAGTGTCTAGTAAGACTTTGTACTCTTTCAAT